TGCAGCAACAGCTCAAGGTACTGCAAATGCAGCAACCGCCTCTGCAGCTAGTGCATCAATAGAGGCATCCGTAAGTGCTTCAGCAGCTCAAACAAACGCTCAAAACTTTGCTACTACAGCAAGTAATAATGCTCAATCAAGTGCACAAAACTTTGCAACAACAGCAAGCAATGCTGCTCAAACAAACGCTCAAAACTTTGCTACTACAGCAAGCAATGCTGCTCAAACAAATGCACAAACCTTTGCAACAGGAGCAGTAACTGCAATAACCGGTTCAATAACATCTGCACAACAAACAGCAAACGATGCTACCGCAAGTGCTGCAATAGCAAAACAACTAGCAGATGCAGCAACAGGTTCAATAGAAACAGTCATTGCAGCAACCAGTTCAATGGTTAACCCAGCTACGTATAGTTTTGGACCAGATGCACAGATGTCACTCGCATCTTTACCATCAACCCCAACAACAGCAGGACTGTATTCAAGCTATGATGCATTTGGATTTCATGATGGAAGTAATTTCTTAACTTTCATGTCTTCATCTGGACTATTTATGCTATCAGGTTCTGGAGATGACGGCTTAGTATGGAACGGTCAGAGCTTATCAATAGGTAACCCAGGAGTAGGCCCTTCTTTTGAGTATAACTTTAGCGGTTCTTTAAGTACTGATGTATTTGATTCAAGTATTACAACAACTTTTAGTTATGATGCACCTGTATTTGGAAATGAATTTAATAATAATGCCAATGGGTGGGATGAAGGATTTCATACAAAAGCATTATTTGATAGAAAAGATGGTGGTATATTTGAATGGGATATAGTAGCTAGTGACTCAACTCCTGCAACTGTGATAGGGTTATTTAAAGAAACACCAAGTTCCTTTTCCCACACCCAAATACTTCATGGAATATACTTCCAGTCCAATTCTATACATTATAGAGAAAATGGAACCGGAGCTACATTACAAACTAATGCCTGGGTAACTGGAGTTCCTACTTTATTTAGAGTAAGTATTCAGTTGAAACCAAGTGGAGCAGTATATAAAGTATTTAAAAATGGTGATTTTACTGCACCATATGCAACATACGATTCACAAGTAAGCGGCTTAACAGATAGATATGTTAGACCTGGAGCAGCAATACACTATTCTAGTACATCAAGAAATATACTGTTTAGCAGAATGACAGGAGGTAAGTCTCTTGGAATGTCAACAAGAATATCAGGTAACGGTATACAGACAGGAGGAATACAATCAACCAACTGGGGAACAACAGAAGGTTCTCGATTTGACTTAGATGCAGGAACTTTTAAATTAGGAGGATCAGCAGCACCTAAATTAAGTTGGGATGGAACATCTTTAGACGTAATAGGAAATATTCAAGTAACTAACCCTGATACTTTTGCTACACCGTCTACTAAAAATAAATCTGATTATAACATAATACTACTATCAACTGGTAGTTTAACCCCTGGTAGCATAGATAGTGCTTACACTCTAGCATATATATCTGAATCATTAGGGTATACCGGAGGTAATGGAACATCTTGGTTCTACGATGACAACAGTCATTCTCCAACCAGTAATACCAACCCAGCTAACATAGACGGCTTTGATTCAATAGATTACGATTTATATGTATTTGACGAAAGGAACTGGGGATTAAATGGTAATGAAATACAACTTGCACTTAACTTATTTGATTTAGGTAAATCAGTACTAGTAATAGGTAATGATACCGCTCACGCAAACCCAGCAGCTACAGGATCTTACAATACAGAATGGCCAATTAAAACAGCACCAAATGTTAGCGGCACTGGATGGATGACAGGTTATTCAGCAGCAGGACAAGGCCTACCATCAGCACATCCTATATTAGCAGGAATTCCATCCAACAGTAATGTAATAGTTAATACTAATTCAGATGCTGGAACCACTATTACCCATCTTAAAAAAGCTCCTGGTGGAGGTACAATAGTTCATCCATTTACCTTGAAAGGTTCATCAACATCAGTTACATCATCCAACGAGGTATACATAGCAAACGGATCAGGTGAAGGAATAAATAGTTTTATAGCAACTAACCCAAGAGGTGGGAGATTAGTAAACATAAACGCATACGGTATAGATGAATCTAATTTAATACCATCCGCTTCTAAGAACTTAACTAATTTCCTTCTTAGAACTGACCCTGCTATAGAAGCACATTATATGCAAGTTACTTCTATTACAGGTGAAATGGTAACCACAGGTAAGATAGAATCAACAAACTACAACTTTGTTAGTGGAGTCGGTTCACTGTATTCATCTGCTGGTACACAATTTAACCTAGATACCGGTAATTTAATTAGCAAGGAGTTTTCTGTCATAGATGGTAATGCAAACTTTAAAGGAGACATATCAGGTGCTTCCGGTACCTTCTCAGGTACATTATCAGCAACAGTTGGAACAATTGGTGGATTTAATATACATGCAGATAAAATATTCTCAGGAACAGATGAAGATACATCTACATTTACATCACAAACTGGAAGAACAATTATATCTTCTAGTGGTGCAATACATACCAATCAGTTCTATGTAGATAAAAGCGGTAATGCAGGATTTAAAGGTTCACTTTCAGGAGCCGATATCACAGGAGCAACAGGTACTTTTGGCGGTACTCTTTCAGTTGGGAATGAAGATTTATCAAGCTATATTTCACAAACAGCAGCAGGTCAAAACTCAGTCTTTCCAAATGCTAACTTTGTAATAGAAGCACCAGACGGCAGACCAGCAGGAGTTAAAGCAACTTATTCCAGTAATGTTGTTACAAATATAAGTTATAGCGGATCAGCAGCCGACGGCACCTCAAGACCTCTAAGAATATATAACGCTACAGACGACTCAATAGGAGCAGGATTCCAAGCATTCCCTGTGGTAGTTGGTCAAAACTATAAAGTATTTATAAAAGCTAAAAGAGACGGTAATAACACTACAGCTGGAGTTTATTTTAGGATATATGAGAAAAACGCAGCGGTAGCAGCAGGAGGTGTAATATCAAATGTTTCATCACAAAGTGAATCAGGTGTAGTAGAAGAATCTTCACAAGGAGCAATATCTGGTAGAACTATAGATGGAGTCGCAACAAATTCCTTCGAAAACTTTCCACTTACCAGTGAATATAAAATATACCAATTTATATATACACCATCAGCAGGTGTAAAGTATGCTTCTGTTTCTATATTAAACTGGGGCGATAATGGAACAAGATCTATATACGTAGAAAGATTATCAGTATTACCTGTAAATCAAGATATATACACAGGTATTATTGGAGGTTGGAAAATGGATAGCACTGCGATCTATTCAGGACAAACTAAAGATACATCTGGATATGCAGATGCCGGCGGTATAACATTATCAGCAGGTGGTAGTATTCACGCTAAACAGTTTTATATAGATACAGACGGTAATGCTAATTTTAAAGGTAGTATAACCGGAGCAACTGGAGACTTTGCCGGTAATCTAAACGGTGCTTCTATTACTGGAGGAACTATAGTCATAGGATCTACATACATAAGTGATCCTAGATATTTTAGAGTAGACACTAACGGTATATCATTAGGAGGAACGAGTACATCAAATGGTGAATTTCAAGTTAATGCACAAGGGCAGTTAACTGCTACCTCAGGTAGAGTAGGAAACTGGTTAATTGGAGGTTCAAACTTATTGAGAGATAGTGGTAATCAGATATTTTTAGACCCACAGAATAAATCTTTTAAAATTAATGATTCTTCTGGAAACACAAAAATTCAACTATCAGCAACGACACTTCCTTCTATTGCACCAACTAGAGTAGCAGATTTATCACATTCGGGTGTTACAAGGCAATTAATGCTATGGAGAGATAGTAGTTCTAACTCTAACAATAATTCCTATTGGGGAGGAGCATTTACCGGCACTACAATATCTTCTGCACAACAGTCTAAAACCACAACTAAGACATACACCGAAACCGTAAGTGCTACATATGCACACACCGGCGGAACTCTACCAATAACAATACCTATAGCAGAGTTTGACTACATAGGGGATTTACAAGTATTTCTAGATGACCGAATTGCAACTGGAAATACACTAACTCAGAATCAAAGTTATAATCAGTATCAATTCACTACCTCTAACACACAATATGACAAGTTTACTGCTTGTTCAGCGTCATATGAACACTCGCTTAGAGTAGTAACTCAAATGGAAGAAACAGGCGGATCTGGCGGTAGTTCAGTTTGGGTAGATAAAAACACCACTACGTACATTTTAAGTGAAAGCGATATAAATGATTTCTGGGTAGCTAAGGTATCAAAAGGTTCATTACAGGCAGTGGGTAATAGTACTGTTCAATACTACAACGCAACCCCTAGACAAATGATGTCCTCAGATAGGTTTTCTTCTGGTAACGGTTGGCTTGGTCAAACTAGAGTAGTCAATTTAGGGTCACAAGCATCAGGTAACTATCGAGTTAAGCTCCGACACTCAACTTCCGTTACACTTAGTTTTAAGTTTAGTTCAAGTGTAAACACAGGAATAAATACAGGAACAGGTGGCGGTACGTTTAAAGTAGTCTTAGCTCCTTTTAGTTCAACCTTTACCCCCATAACTTTTGGAACTTTTACAAGTCAAGTGAAAGCAGGTCTAAACGGAGTACAAATAAGCGGACCAGATGGTTCTGTAATCTTAGGCGCAGTAGCAGACAATGGAGTAGCAAATATATACGGAAACGCCTTAGTAACAGGAGAATTAACAGCCAACGTAACAGGGTTATCGGATAGAAGATTAAAAGAGAATATAAAAGATATAACAGACCCACTTACCTTAATCGGAAACCTTAGCCCAAAATCCTTCAGGTGGAAAATGAATGCTAACCCAGATGAAAAAAGAAAAAATTCTTATGGATTCATCGCACAAGAGGTATCAGGAAGTTTTCCGGAATTAATAAGTAAGCAAAATAAAATAGGGCACCTAGAAGAAGTTCTTTCAGTTGAACAGACACCTTTCATTGCTCTAAATACAGCAGGTATACAGAGTTTAATTAGCAAAATAGCTGCTTTAGAGGAAAGAATAGAAGAATTAGAAACACCAATAACCGGCTCAGAATAAGTTTATATGAAAATAATACAGACATTAGCAACAGATCGTTTTGATAGTAGAGAATATAGCCTTAACACTCGTAATTTACTCTACCATCTTATCAGTGCACTAACAGTCAGAGATGCATACGGTCCAGATCAGGAGTTTATTTTAATAACAGATACCAAAGGAAAAAATTTAATTGAAAGATATAATTTTCCTTACTCATCTATTAGCACAGCATTAGATGATTGGGCTTATACAAGACCAATATCCCCAGTAAGTTATAAATTAGTAGGGTTTCAACAGTATCCAAACGAAGAAATAATCCACCTAGATAACGATATATTCATTAAAAAACGTCTACCTGAATATACAGATGTATTAGTACAGTCGGACGAAGGAAATTTTACACAGTACCATAGAACACAGATTGGTTATGATTATTACCCGCATTACATTTATCCTGAAGGAACAACAATAGACGACTACACACACAACTATAATCCAGGAGTTGTAGGTCTTAAAGCAGACTGTAGTATACGAGATACATATGTCAATACATACCATGCTACCTCAGAATTAAACGTTCAAATGATGAATGAACTCCAAGAAACTAATCCTGAATTAAGAGCAAAAATAAACGATCAAGCAATATGCGGTCTATTAGAAGAGAGCCTACTTCACAAACTATGCGCAGATAATAGTATAAATGTAGTAGAGGTACTAGATAGGGCAGTTGTTGGACAACCAATGAATTTTAACATAGATGGAAGTAACTTAAGTGAATCAATAGTAACGTTGTTGAGTAGACATTATAACCACTGGGTGGAGATAGGGTACATACATCCTTTTAATAAAAAAGAGTTTCAAAAAGATTGGATGGTAGAGTTTATCGGAAATTTTGACTCAGACCCAGCTACAACTTTTGCACCAAATTTTAAAGAAGAAATAACTACATTTCTTAGAAAAAGAGATGGATTAAGTGCTCATCCTACAAACAATGAAATTGCCTTGAGTTTAAAGTACCTTATCTTAAAATAGTTGTATATTAAATAATATATTCGTAAATTAAACAAATAATGGTTACAACCTCACAATGGACCGATAAAGGTCAAATTATAAAAGAGATATCTGATATGCCGGAAGGCACATATGGCTTTATATATGAAACTTTACATATACCTACAAATAAAAAGTACATAGGTAAAAAAGTTTTATACTTCGAACGTAACAAGAGATTAGGTAAAAGAGCTTTAGAAGCTTTAAGAGAAGAAAGAAAAGCAAAAGGAATAGGGGGAAGAACACCTCTTAAGCAAAAAGTAGTAACAGAATCAGATTGGAAAACATATTACGGCTCACATAAGGACATTTTAAAATATGTTAAAGAGGGCAAGCCAACGGACTTTGAACGTAATATTCTATGCTACGTACCTAATAAGAAGCTCTTAACATATTTTGAATGTAAATACCTATTTATAAATGAAGTACTAGAGAACAAGGATAGCTACATTAACGACAATGTCCTCGGTAAGTTCTATAGAAAAGACTTTGATATATGAAACTAACAGATATATTACTAAAAGAGAATAATGAATCCTGCCCCGCTGCAACACAGGATTTAATACTCAATACAAAAAATAGAGATGCTTCAATAAAAGCAACTCATATACAGTATGGTCCACTAAATGTAAGTGAGCCAGGTAATTACTGGAAAGATATAGCAAAATATTGGAACACTACAGAAGAAGCAGCAAAAGGAACTAACTGTAGCAACTGTGTTGCATTTGATATATCCCCTAGAATGGAAGAATGTATGCCAGGTGTTACATCTGATGAAGATGGTAAATTAGGATACTGCTGGATGCATCATTTTAAATGTCATTCTGCAAGAAGCTGTAGAACATGGGCAAAAGGAGGTCCAATAGATAAGGATAAAATCTCCCAAGAGTGGCAAGATCGAAACGATAATAAATAGAATATGATACAGATAAAAGAACTAATAGGATTACCATCTCTAGAGTACCACGTAAGCAACGGACTCTCTTTATATGAGAATGTCTACCGTTATTCTAGCACCAACTTTATACAATTATTTGCTGAAGCAAGAGATGCTTATAGAGACGGTAAAATACAACTCAACGAAGAAGATCTAAATCTAATAGAAACAACAGATATAGGGCTATATGGTGTATTTGAAGGAGCAAAAGTACCTTTAGATTTACCTATGATAAATGAAGCTAAATATAAAGGTAAAGATGTACCTTTAAACAAACCAAAAAGAGGAGGCTCTAAAAAGTTCTTTGTTTATACTAAAAATAAAAAAGGCAACGTTGTTAAAGTTTCTTTTGGAGGCACAACAGGACTAAGTGTAAAGATAAAAGAGAAAGGAGCAAGAGCTTCTTTTGCTGCAAGACATAAATGTGCTACTAAAAAAGATAAAACAAAACCAGGTTACTGGGCTTGTAACGTAGGACGATATTGGAAATCACTAGGAGGAGCAAAGAACTTCTCAGGATACTGGTAAGAATAATAGGATATGGGAGTAGTAACTTTACCACAAACAGCCATTAAACTCTCTGATATAAACAAAATATCTGCAGAAGCAAAACTTAGGAACAGTTCCGGATTCAGCGGTAATTCAACTATATCTACCAATGTAATTGGTTCATCTGGAACACACACAAGACTTACCCCAGCAGATGGTTTCCCATTTAGAGGCAAAACAGCTACTCCCGGTGGTGGGACCCTACCAGCAGGCTTTAGGTTAACTAGTTCTTTAGGTATTTATAAACATAGGTACTTAATAATACATGGAGAAAATTGTACTGTCGGTGTATCTAGTCCTTCAGTATGTAAAGGCGTTACGTGGAAAGCAGGAAGCTCACCATCCACCGATCAATCCTCTATAAATGCAGCAAATTCAGCAGCAGGGTATAAACTGTATTTATCAGGTATAAATTACGCCTCCTATTCCTCATTAACAATAACAGCAAGTTCTTTTGCCTATGGGTACTCAGCAGGATCATGGGTATGGACCACAGAACCCGGATCTTTTATGTCAGCTGGTGGTTTTGGAAATACTTCGTATACATTATATGATAGTTCGAATACAAGCGTAGACTACGCAATACTTAAACACGTTGCTACAGCATCATAATGGATAGCCCCTATAAAGAGTATAATGATCAAGGTTGTATAATAAGAGAGTTTTCTTGTGATACCGATTCTTTTGAGTATGTTTGGCATAGAGATAAAGAAGATAGAATGGTAGAATCAACCCACCCTACTGATTGGCAATTTCAATTTGACAATGAAATACCTCAAAGATTATCAGAAAATAAACTATTTATACCTAAAGAGACTTATCACCGATTAATTAAAGGGACAGGAGATCTTAAAGTAAAAATTTATAAATTATGAAACTAACAGATATACTTTTAGAAGTGGACTTTAACAAGTACGATAAAGAATCAGACTCTCTTGCAAAAGAATTAAACAGTAAATTTGGAGGAAGTCCTTATGTAAGTATGGGAGACTACTCTGACGGACGAGAAGATAACGACCCATTAAAGGGAAAAGCACACGGTAAAGTTACCTTTAGAATTAAAAGTGAATTCGAAGAAGACGAGTGGAATAAAATAACAGGGTTTATAAAAAGCAAAGGTTTAGAAATTACACAGGACAGTAACTACTATGATGTGGAACCAGGAGAAAGAGAGTGGTACCCAACTGTTAATTTTAATTTTAATAAAAAACAAAGTTAATAATAATGAAACTATCAAGAGTTATACTTGGTGAAATACTAGAATACAATCCAGCATTTGAAAAAGTGACAGATCAACTAAGAGATAAAGGCGCAAAATACCTAGGCTCAGGAGATTACGGATCAGCATACCTATTAAACGGTAGAGTATATAAAGCAACAACAGACGAAGTAGAATTAGAACACGCTGTTATTCTTAAAGGAAAGAAAACAAATAACTTTGCTAGAATATATGATGTAGAAGTTATAAATCCTAAGCTAGGTATAATTCAAATGGAAGTTTTAGGAGAGTTTAAAGGAGAGATACCAGAAGAGTGGATTGAAGCATTAGAAAAAGAATCCACAAGAATAGGTATAGACAAAGAAGAATTAGATATTAGACCATCAAATATTATGGTTAATCAAAAAAATCATTTAAAATTAGTTGATATTTAGAATTATTTTTCTTATATTATAAGATAATAGTTACGGACAACTACATGGATTATACTTTTTTACTTGGCTCTATTGAAAATATCCTGGGAAAATCTCATAAAAAATCAAGAGATAACCATGCTTTTCACTGTCCTTTTTGCAATCATAGAAAGCCTAAATTAGAAATAAACATGGCTACTAATGAAGAAGGTAAGAACTTTTGGGAATGCTGGGTATGTCAAACGAGAGGAAGAACTATATATTCTCTGCTTAAACAACTAGCTACTCCCAAAGCAATTGCTCAAGAGATATTAAAATATATACCTAAAGGAGCTCAGATAAAATACAAAGAGCTCGCAATTGTAGAACTTCCGAAAGAATATCAATTGCTGTATTCCGCTTCTAAAACATCAGTAGTAGCAAACTTAGTAAGAAAATACTTATATGACAGAGGATTTACCGACAATGATTTTATTAAATATAGTGTTGGATACTGCACAACTGGAGAATATGGAGGAAGAGTTATATTCCCGAGTTATACTGAATCCGGTACACTCAATTACTTTGTTGCAAGAAGTTATGACGGAAACTTCTATAAGTATAAAAATCCCGAAGTATCCAAAGACATAATATTCTACGAAAACTTTATCAATTGGAATGCACCAATTATATTATGCGAAGGTGTATTTGATGCTGTAGCAATTAAACGTAATGCAATTCCAATATTAGGTAAAAACATACCCTCATCTCTTTGGAAAAAGATACTATCAAGTCGTCTAACTGACATCTATATAGCATTAGATGAAGATGCACATGACGCAGCTCTAAAAATATCTGAAAAATTTATAGCAGCAGGATTTAGAGTTTACTTAATTGAACTACCAGGTAAAGACCCTTCTGAATTGGGATTTAAAGAATTTACCAAACTAGTACAGAACGCAACAGAACTAGATTTTAGTAAAATAATGTTGCAAAAATTAGATTTATGATAAAACAAGGCATGAACATTCTAGAACAGAATGAAAAGAAAAGATTGAACTTTAACCCTGAGTTAAAGCAAATAAATTTTTTAGACCGCAGGGTCTACAAGAGAGGTGAAGGAGTATATTACCCGTCCGTAACAACTATACTTCAATATATGCCCAAAAATAAATTCTTTGAGTCTTGGCTTAAGGATGTTGGGCATAACGCCGATCTTATCATGAGACGAGCAGGAAAACAAGGTACACAGGTACATGAAGCATGTGAACAGTTAGTGTTAGGTAAAGAAGTTACCTGGATGGATGATTACGGTAATGCAAAATACTCTCAAATAGTTTGGGAAATGATCTTAAAATTTGCTGACTTCTGGAGAACACATAAGCCGGAATTAATATCTGCTGAAGATTTTGTCTGGTCAGACGAACATAAATATGCAGGTACAGCAGATCTAGTTGTAAAAATGCACGGACAAATATGGTTACTAGATATTAAAACATCAAACTCAGTTCATAAGTCTTTCGACTTACAACTATCAGCTTACGCAAAAGGATTAGAAGAAGCTAAAGGGATAAAAATTGAACGTACGGGTATAATATGGTTAAAGGCTCACTCTAGAGGTCCATCAAAACAAAAAAACGTAATACAAGGAAAAGGATGGAAAGTGTTACAAATAGATGAAATAGAAGAGAACTTTGAACTGTTTAAAATGATTTACAAGCTGTATTCATTAGAGAACCCTAATACGGAACCTATTTATAATAGTTACCCTACAACTTTAAAACTATAGTATATGAAGAAAGTATTATTTTTACTACTAACATTAACATTAACAGGATGTGCTACTTTCCAAGTTAGTACTTTAAATCACGACCCTATCTACAGTATAGAAGGATCAGACGCAGAAATAGTAGTAATAAATAATGAATTCGAACTTCAACGGTTACTCAGAACAGATTTTAACTTTAGATTTGATTTTGCTCAATACGCTCTTAGTCAACCTAGATCATTTGATTGGAATAATCGTATTCTAGGTAACAGGTATAACAGGTATAATCCATATTACGGATTTGGATACAGTCCATATTGGAATAGAACTCAAATGTGGAATGATTGGGCATGGGGTATAACACCTCATAGATGGTCACCATTTGGTTACGATAGATGGGGGTACAATAACTACGGTTGGAATAACTACGGTTGGAATAACTACGGTTGGAATAACTACTATGGGTGGAACAATTGGAACTATTATCCTAATTATAATAGAAGAGGTAGAACAGCGTATATTAATGGACGTAGAAGTTCTAACATAAACACTTCAAGTAGAAGAGTCAACCAAAGAACATCAACAACTCAAATAGTAAAAGTAAAGAAGCGAAGAATAAATAACAGTAGAAATGATAAAACTATCAACAATAATCCTAGAGGATTCGTCCGCCCCGAAAGCAGTAATAATGGCGGGAGGAGCAGGGTCAGGCAAAACATACCTACTCAACCAGTTAGGACTAGACAGCCTAGAACAATTCAACCCGGACAAGTACGTGGAGGACAAAGACCACCCGTATTACAACAAACTAGGACCAGCAGCCAACCAAGTAGCCAAAGACGTAGCAGCAGCAGCAGACAAAAGAACTAGTTTAGTATGGGATACTACTGCTTCTGGTAAAAGGTTTGAAAAGCAATTAGAAACTATGCTAGGTATAGGTTACGACGTATACATGGTTATGGTCTACGCACACCCTATGATTTCTTATATCGCTAATTTTCAAGGAAGAGAAAGGAATATCCCAGCAGATGCAGTTTTTTCAACATGGAGAAACATTTACCAGAAGATAGAAGAGTATAATCAAAAATTAAAAGGTAACTTATCAATCTTTGTATCAGATAGAGGAGGTAAATTTAATAAAGAAATCGAAGGGTTTAATAAAGCAGCACAGAAAGGACTTAGTGGGGTAAAAGAATTTTTAAAGGACTATAACGAAAAAAATAATATAGGAGGATCATCATTCTTTAAACCGGTAGAGATGAGTAAGGAAGAAGAAACAGAGTTTATTAAACACGTTGGAAGTGTAGCCTGGGATAAAGATAATAGATCAGAAGATAAAGCAATCAAAAGCGCATTTTTAAAAGCATTTAGGAAGAACGGAGTTGGACCAGGTCAAGATAAACTTAGAGATGCAGTAAAAAAATACAAAGATTCTTCTCTAAAAAGAAGTCAAGATGCAGACGCAGTCTTAGATAACATTCTGGATATGATATACAATCCAACTTTTCAAGAAAAACTAAAACACTCCGAAGTAGGAGATATAGATTCTAAAGTACAAGCATTTTTAGCATGATAGCATTATATCCAGGAGCATATAAACCACCTCATAGAGGACATTTCAATGTAGTTAAATCATTATTAGATAATACCTACAATGGTTCCATATACAATAAAGATAATTACAAAGAAACCGGAGCAGAACTTCTTAAAGGTAGAAGTAACAAAAAACCTAAGATAGATAAAGTATTAGTTTTCGTTGGAGCAGGTGAGAGAAACGGTATTACTAAGGATGAGTCGATGTCTATATGGAATATATACTCCAAATATTTAGGTAATGTTGAAATATTAGATGGAGGATCAAACCCAATGTTTGCAGCTAAAGATTATGCACAAGCAAATCCTGAATTAGAATTTGTTTCCGTAACAGGAATAAGAGGAGATAAAGATTTTGTAGATTTAAGAAGAGTAACTACATATAAAAATGCACCTAACGTACAGGGATTAGCACTAGCTGCAGCTCCTGATTCAACTACTAGAGCAACCGACTTTAGAAATTCAATATTATCAGGAAACTTAGATACTATTTCTGATTTTTTCCCTGTAGAACTTTCTAGAGAAGAAATCTTAAATGTACTAACCGACCTAAAAGATAAAATAGTAGCAGAAATATTAAGTTCCAACCTTGAAGGATTTGTTGAACAGTACTTTAACGTTGATGAAGAAGTAACATATGAAAAAATTAAATGCGACAATTGTGGATGGAGTTGGAATATAGTAGATGGAGGAGATGATCTTTACATATGTCATAAATGTGGACATGATAACGAACAAGTAACAGAGACTAGAAACGTAGATAAAATACCAAGTGCTGAAAAAGGTACTATTGATAACTTATATAATTATATTTCTAGACTTGTTCCTTCTTCTACTTATATAAAACACAATGGCAATCATTTGGTTTTGGGTTATGAAGATATAAATGAAAACGTAGGCACTAAACTTGAATTAAAAGATTATATTTCATCATTAACTGAGTATATGATTGATCAAGGAATGGATATTCAACCACTACCTGAGGTTACTGTTAGAAAAGATGAAGCTAATGCAACCAACTTTTTTGGTAGAACAGCTTACTATGATCCAAATAAAAAAGAAATAGTACTATATATCTCCAATAGACACGATAAAGATATAGTTAGATCTTACTCACATGAAATGATTCATCATATGCAAAACCTACAAGGCACCCTTCACAATATTCAGACACAAGATACGACAGCAGACGATAAATTACTTGAGTTAGAAAAAGAAGCTTACTTACTAGGAAATATAACATTCAGAAATTGGGAAGATACTTTAAAAAACTAAGAAATAAGTTGGAAGTTAGCGTTAATTTTCGTATATTGTGGTATAATAAGGTAAACTAAAATAAAGGTTATGAGTAAAAGTATAGTAGATTTATTAGAAGCATATCCGCTTCCTGAGCAAGAAAATAAACCACAGTACAAAATTTATTGTGATATGGACGGAGTATTAACAGACTTTGAAAAACGTTTCCATGATAAGTTAAATACCGTAGGTAAAGAACACTACCCACTTAGAGATATTGAAAAAGTAGTAAAACCTAAAGACTTTGAAAAGATCTTTGGTGCTTCTGAGTTTTGGAAGTTTATAGATCAAACAGTTGGAGTAGGGTTTTGGGCAGGAATGGACTGGATGCCTCAAGGTAAAGTACTTTGGGACTTTATTAAAAAATATAATCCTGAACTTCTAACATCTCCTTCTAGAGATAACAGTTCTAGATTAGGTAAACAATTATGGGCTAAGAATCATCTTAACCCAAAACCTAGAGTAATATTTGCTTATTCAGCAGATAAACAAAGATATGCTAATGAAACTAGTATACTTATAGATGACAAAAAATCAAATATAAACGAATGGAGAGCTGCAGGAGGTATAGCTTTTAGAGTTAAATACGGAAATATATCAGAAGCAATCCAAGGATTAAAAGAATTAGGATATGAGTAACCACCTTAAAAAGGAGTTTAAACATTCAGACGTAGAAAGAATTCGAAATCTAGTTAGAAAGGATTTTACCACTAAAACAAAATCTCAAACAGGGTACAGAAAAACTACCGGTGAATATAAAGAAGGAGACATTTGGGAAGAAGGTGGGAAAAAGTGGACCGTTAAAAACGGACTTAAGCAAAATGTTACTAAATTAGATGCGGCAAAAAAAGCAACCCAACTACCTTTAGTTTGCCCAAAATGTGGAAAGCCACTTTCTCATCATTTAGATAAAAAAGTTTATAAAGTAAATAAAATGTGTTTTGACTGTGTTATTGACTATGAAGCAGAGCTCAGAAAAAACGGTAAGTACGAAGAGTATATTAGACATGCTCGTAAGGGTAACTTGAAATTTTTTATTAAAGAACTAGAACAACAATTCTCAGAGTCAATTAACAGCGATACCTCTTTTGTTACTGAGCAAGGAGATATTGAGGATTGGAAGATTAATAAAACACTGGAAAGTAAAAAATTTACTGAGAAATTTCAAGAATATCTCACTTACCTTAAAAGTAAGTTGGATTAGTTATATATTTATACTAAATATAATTAGATTAGTTTAACACTATGACACAAAAACAACTACTTGAATCAGTATTATCTGAATTGGTTCATATAAAGAAACATATGCCTAACGGTGAACTAAAGCAGATGCAAAAAGATGTAGAAGCTTTAAAAGAAAATATGTCTGAATTAAAGTATACATTACTCAACCCAGAAAATGGGGTAATAGTTAAAACTAACCAAAACACTTCTTTTAGAAATAAAATGGAAGGTAATGAAAAAGAATTTGGGGATAATATGCTAGAGGTAAAGGATCTTAAAAAGTGGAGAGACGGAGTAAATAAAGCACTGTGGATAATATTTGCCACACTTTTCGGAGTTATAGTAAAGCTTTTATCAGAAATTATTAAATTTAATTAATGAAAGTACCAGCAAATATAAAGCAAGTTGTAAAAGAGTCATTAAGAGATTGGTTTAAAAAAGAGAAGTGGGTACGCATCTCTTCTTCTGGTAATATAGCTGGCGATTGCGGAACTTCTAAGAATAAGAAAAATCCCGATAGGTGCTTACCAAAAGCAAAAGCACAAAGTTTAACAAAAGGTCAAAGAGCCGCTACTGCAGCAAAGAAAAAGAAAGCAGGTAGTAAAGGAAAGACAGTCGTGAAAAATACTAAAAAAGCAACAGTAAAGAAAGAATCTAAATACCATAAGGAAGAAACTATTCAACAAACAATTGATAGATTAAAAGCAAGAATAGATGATCCAAATGATGGAGGGAATGTACCTTTTTTAGTTCAAAAACTAAAAGATTTAGAAAAATCATTAGTAAAGAAAGAAGGCCTTTGGGCTAACATTAATGCTAAGAAAAAAGCAGGTAAGAAATCATCTCATAAAAATTCTAATGCATATAAAGATGCTAAGAAAGCAGGTACATCTTTAGAGAAAACTAAAGAAGGTGTTACAAAAGAGGACCTAAGAAACTTAGTAGTAGGAATGGTACACGAAACTACTAATGAAAATACTATCATGGAAAAAGATGATAGGTGTACTAGATTAGCAAAATCAAAATATGACACCTGGCCATCAGCATACGCCTCCGGGGCAGTTGTTCGTTGTAGAAGAGGTGAAATATGGAAAAAGAAATAGAATGCCTGTAAAAATTAAACCAAGTTCTAAAAAGTACAAAAAAGATAAGAATGGTAAAATGACCAACCAATGGGTATGGGAACATTATACTGTAAGCAATACATCAACAGCTGAATTAAAAAAATTCTATACTAACCCTTCTTATAAAAGGAAGAAAGCTGCAATAAGAAAAGAACTAGTTAAAAGAAATGAAGAAGTCTGAATTAACTAAAATTATAAAAGAGGTACTAGAAGAAGGTCCTCATGACCCGGTCAAGCCTGGCATTCTTAAAAAACGCTTAGGTAAACTATCTTGTTCTAAAGTTAGAAAAGCAAAATCAGGATTAAAAAATAAAGGCACTCACTATGCGAAAGCATTACAACGTTATATAAATTATCACTGTTAATGGAATTAAGTAATAATAAACTACATAGAAACGCCTATTTTTTAGATCCTACAGAAGATGTGGAAACTTTAAAAGAAACTAACTGCGTAGATTTATTTGACCAAAATGGATACCATTTAACAAAAGCAGAACAGGTTTTTTTACCTTACAATGGATACCAAGCAATAGAGAGACGACATGAAGATTGTTTAAGATACGACTGGTTAACATGGGATAAAAAAGATGGAGCACATATTAACCATTCAGACCTATTTGAAAGAAAAGGATTTTACTCAACTGCTTTAGAACAAATAGAATATGTAGCACAAGAATACAATCCAATGTTATATAAATTAGTAAAAATGAAACCTAAATGGGGAATAGATATATCCATAGACTTCGTATCCCCAAACGCAGTATTCGAAGTATTTCACTATGAATGGGATTCTTTTGACTTTGATAAAGTACTTATTAAAAAATTAGAAATAGAAAAGTTTGTACTTAATCAAGATTGGGATGAAGTAGCAAAAACACTATGGAAAAAGAAAGACGAATGGTATAATTTAGATTTTTTCGAACAAACCCAATGGAGGACCAACTATTTTGGACTATCCCCAGAGAAGTTTAAAAATATTATTTGGGAGAGTTAATCTATTTATTTATATAGCTATATAACAAAAAACACAACACAATGACGTACGATGAACTAAAAAATCGTTTAACTCAAGTCGAAGCTACCCTAAAAGCCTTAGGGAGCAAAAGCTCAGACTCATTAGACCCATCTTTTTCCTCAAAGTCAATAATAGAACTAACTTCTATAAAAGAATCAATTTTAACAAAAATGAATAAAATTATTAAAGAAGAGGAGACCATGTTTGTTTCTACAAAAGGTGGTGATACAAAAGCAGTAAAGATGGATATGAAGACAGCAATGGACTTAAAAAAAGACCCGGCTATAACTGGAATTGATACTGCCAAAGGGAAATCACTTAAAGAAACTGAAGGTATTAAATTCTCCACCGACGAAACAAAAGCAATAGCAAAATCAGTTGGAAAAGCTCTAATACTAACACTTAAAAAATTAGGAGACGAAATAGCAAGAATTAAAGCTCATAGAATAGAAGAAAATAGCTTTGATGTGTACGTTGAATATAAAGGAGCAAGAGCAGAAAAAGGACATGGTGATGATGAATTTTCTTTTTATATTAAAGAAGACTCGTTACACCTAGTAGATTTTTCATTCGATAAAGAACTAGTAGAAGTTGGTGTTAAACCTTCGGGAGAGGCAATCGTTAACGTGGATGTACTGTCAAATGAACTACTAAAACACTTTAAATCTCTAAGCGAAGACTATGACCCAGATCAAGAACAAAAAGACGATGAAGAAGATCATGGAGTAGGGTATGACGACGAAGGACGTCCATTAGGAGAAGGTGAAGGAGACGATCACCACTATATTAAAGTAAAAGCACACGATTATAAGAAAGCTATGGCTATCTTAGATCAAAACGTAGACCCAACTTATGTTAAGATGGAGGTTGTCGACAATGACGGAAACGGTAATGTTATTATCTACTTTATATTTAAACATGAAGATGGTTTTGACGACATGTATGATGACTCAGAAAACCCAGATTCAGAATTTTATCAAGAACCAGACGAAGATCCACAAGCATTCGTTTACGATGTAGTAATGGATTTAAGAGCTAACGATATTGAATTAGCAGATCATTCAGCAGATATGGATGAAGCTACTAATTTTAATGACCCAGTCCTCATGAAAATGAGAGTTGCTAAAAAAAGAAACGCAGACTTTAAAAAGCTAGATGCTTACAGTAAATCCCCTGAAGGAAAAGCTGCTGTAAGAGCACAAGCTAGTGCAGAAAGAAAAGAACAAAAAGCAAGAGAGATTGTTCGTAAGTTGAAAATTAAAAGAGCACAAGTAGAGAGAGAAATGGAAAACGATCCAGATATCGAATCTACAGGAGGTCCGGTAGCAGATATGTACGGAGATCAATTAAATAAGATTGATAATGCCATTGAAAAAGCAGCATCTATATATAATAAGCCTATGGATTATGATACAGCAGTAGGTAAGGTAAATGAAGGAGATAACCAGTTAGTAACATTTGGATATGATCTTGATATGATTCAACAAGTAGTTGATCATTTACAGAAAAAGTATATAGAAGGAGATGATTTTGAACTACATATCGGTAGGGGAGATGATTTACCAAATGCAGTTACTTTGAAGAATCCAGCATTAGAAAAGGATTATGACTTAAATGATATGCTTAATGCAGCTCAAAGCGACGAAGATAGGTATGATGCTTATACGGACGGAGAGGATACTGATTATGCTAAACGTAGAAGAGAAGAAGACGATTACTATGAGGATCCAGACTACTATAAAGAGTCGGTAAAAGAAGAATCAATTGCAAAAATATCTAAAGGATTAGATCAAGTAAAAGCACAGATAAAAACTAATCTAGATAAGTATAAGTCAACTGGAGATGAACAAGTAAAAAAAGCAGCTGTAGAGATGCTTAAAAAACTCAACGATCAAAAGAAACAATTAGAAAAGCATTTAGATAATAAAGTAGCAGGTACAGGATCACAGTATACTGAACCTGGAGATATGTTAAACGAATATGCTGCTAGAGATTTAGATGAAATATTTGGAGCACTAGGATACAGACAAGGCTTTGATGAGTTTATAGATGATAATCCTGGATGTGTTGAAGTGATAATGGAATGGATAGGAAGTATTAGAGACTTTCAACAAAAGCTATCTCAAGAGTACGATAATGAAGAGTTAGAAAATTTAGGATTCTATTTTGGCGATGATGATATGTATGAAAATGTTAATGAATCACTTAACCCAGAAGTATCTAAATCAGTAGATCGCTTTATTAAAGCAATGGCTAAAAGATATGGGTATGAAGAGCAAGATGCTGTTTATGCTATCATGGCAGCTCTTAAACAAAGAAAGTTTGATGGATTAAATGAAGATTTATCAATGAAGATTGGTAAAGTAGTAGCTATAAAAAAATACAATGCAGTTAAGAACCAAAAAGAACCTGTAGATGTAAAAATAACCGACTATATTAAAAAACCAGGCTCAAAGGATTTTGTAGAATATGAACTTAAAGGAAAGAAAAGAAAAGTTTCCATTGACGTATTCAAATCTACTTTAGCTGAAAATATGGTTGCAGATAAGGATATAGCAAAAGAGATAAAAAAATTAGAGGATGAAAATCCAAAAGGATTTGCAAAAGAAATCTCAAGGTTAAAAGTTAGACAAGCAGCTATAGATTTAAAGAAAAAGTCTAAAAATGAAATATTAAAAGAGTTTACAGACCACAGATTTAAAGGCTCAGAAGTAATAGACGATGCTAACGAAAGAGGGCCTGATATGTTCGGTAAAGGTATATTTGCTGACTTACTTCCAAAAGGAGTTGCAAGTGAAAATGATGCCGTTGAAGCTTTAAAAGCTCATGATAAGAGTCCTATTAAACATAGAATGGG